GTTTATTAAAATTAAAGTTTCGTATATTTCCCATTTGTATTTATCTATAAATATACTATTTATTTTTATAATTTTTCCATCTTTTATTTCCGAATAACCTAATAACAAACCAAAATAACCAAGCTTGCCATTTGGCAGTACCTTTACTAATTAGTATTCTTCTGAACTCTGCATCCGCAAAAGCTCTACTTACTATTATATCCTCTGTCATATACAAGTAATCGTGAACCACGGCACCTTGCCTATACTTCTTTAAGTGAGGGGGAAATAAACGCCAAAAGAACCTTGGTATTGTCGCAAAATCTGTCTCAAGACCCTTTGGTATTATTATCTCCTTATTGTTGCTTAGAACATATTTGATAGGTTTGTTAATCAAAAAACAATCTTGTTTTTTTTCATCATCGCTATCTTCGTAAATAAATTTTTCTGTATTAATATTCATTCTTATATTTGTGGATACCCAGCCGCTATTGTACCCAAATCCGTCAAGAATTGAGCTCTTGTTATTAGTGAAGTACCTGTAGTTGCATCAACTGGTACACCAAAGGCTACACTATTAGCTGATGGTACAGCACAAGTACCAGACAAAGAGCCACCAGCATAGCTAACACCTAACCTAACATCAGAAGCAGCTGGCATTGTACCACCACTAAATGCGTTAGCCGTGAACATTTGTCTATTAGGACCAGCTGTCTGGAATGTCCAAGCCTGCTGTGCTGTTGGCGATATTCTGAATTTAGGTGAATACAATGCCATCACATCTGAAGTGTTTATTAGATTGCCATTTACTGTTACTGTCGAGTTCACGTTAGTTGTAGATATAGCTGCTGCTGTCGAGCTTGAGGTGATATTGCCATTTACTGTTACTGTTATGTTACCAGCAGCAGCAGTAGCACTACCACCACCAATAGCCTGTGCCGCACCTGAGGTTATATTACCTGTTATATTTATGACACAGCTTGAAACAGCTGCAATTGCATTGTCAGTAGACCCAAATACGTTTCCAGTTATATTTATGGTCGTAGAATTGGTCGTAATGCACCAACCTGCGTTACCTGTTACATTACCTGTTATGTTAGTAGTGTAATTAGTAGCACCTAGTATAAGAGAACCACTTCCAGCAAATATATTCCCGCTTATATTACCAACTATATTAAGTGTTCCTCCATTTGCATTCGTATTGTTAGAAAAAAACGAACCATAGACACCTGTAGAACTACCAACTATATTAACCGTGCAATTTCCGTTACAGAATATACCTTGTTGTTGACTAAGACCAGTATTATTAAAATTAGTGTTTATCGTTACTGTTGCACCAGAAGTTGAATTTATTACGATTGCTGTTGTAGTCACAGTCGAACTATTACTTCTAACACCACTAGTTATATCTGTTAATGTTATAACTCTTGTTCCTGTACTACCTGTAACTATAAATTGGCCACCAGCTGCAATTGCTGGTGAGACGTTAGATATATTTCTAAGGGTAATCGCTGTTATATCTTGGTCGACTGTAACATTGAAGTTGTTCGTATATATATCATCAGCACTTGTTGGTAATGTTCCACCATTCCAAGTTGCTGTATTACTAAAAACTCCACTAGCTACCGCATATCTTGTTGCCATAATTAATAATTTTTAATTGATTTGAGGGTAAGCTGCTATGATTGCTCCAGTATCTGAAAATAACTGTGCTCTTGTTATCACTGCATTACCCGTTGTATTATCTACTGGTACACCAAAGGCTACACTATTAGCTGAAGGGACGGCACAGGTACCAGACAAAGAGCCACCAGCATAGCTAACACCTAATCTAACATCAGACGCTACAGGCATTGTTCCACCACTAAATGCATTGGCCGTGAACATTTGTCTGTTAGGACCAGCTGTTTGATAAGTCCAAGTTTGTTGTGCTGTTGGAGATATTCGCATTTTTAATGCTAGTACCGCCATATAATTGGAAGTATTGGTTAGGTTACCATTTACTGTAACCAATGTACCAATTACGTTACCAATTATACCATTATTAGCAGAACTTGCTGTTACATTACCGTTAATAATAAATGTTGAGTTTGTAGAGTTATTACTAATACCAGCAACAGTACCAGCATTCACATTACCTGTTACCGTTACTGTTGCAGTTCCGCCATTAAATGTTATTCCATTATTAGCGGCACCAGTTACATTACCAGTGACATTAATAATTGATGCTGCTTGTATTAGAATACCAGCATTTGAACCAGCAGTCACATTACCCGTTATATTTACTGTATAATTTGCTGCTGTTTGATTAATTACACCTAAAGTAGTACTAGCACCGCCTAATATATTACCAACTATATTAAGTGTACCATTGGCCGCTGGGGTGTTGATAAACCAATGTCGATAGAAACCAATAGCTATATTATATGTACCAACCCAATTTATAGTTGCATTACCTGTGATTTCTGCCGTTGAACCAATACCTGTTTGTGGGGCACCTAATGGGCTAGACACGTTTACAGTTGCACCAGATGTTGATGCTATCCTAAAGGCAGCTGTAACGTTATCAAAAGAGAATATACCAGAAGGGGAGCTACCACCAGTACCTGTTGTTCCAGTTAATGTTATAGCTCTGGTTCCTGTATTACCTGTGACATTAAAATAACCACCAGAAGCTATTACAGGAGCGGCATTTGATGTATTTCTTAAGCTTGAGGCAGTAATGTCTTGGTCTACAGTAACTATAAAGTTATTGCTGAATACATCATCAGCAGCTGTTGGTAATGCTACACCACCATCCCATATTGCTGGATTTGACCATACACCACTTGCTGTTACGTATCTTATTGCCATAATTAGTAGTTTTTAGAGTTTATGTAATTTTGTAAAGCAGTCATTATATAATAAGCTGCTGTTTGCTCCTCTGTTCCAGACTCGCTAATATCAATCGCTAAGATAGTCTTATCCAAGTGAGGGAAAAATGTTTTTACACCTCCAACATATTGGTATGCTTTGAATACGCAGTTAGTAGCTAAACCTGTTATGTTTAAATTAAGTTCGTACTTAACGTCTGGGATTGCTTGTGAAGTTAATTCTATTGCCATTTTGTTTTTGTATTTTTATTTATAAATTATCTGTATATTAATTATGAGTATATTAATGATGTTCGGCCACTCCAAGCTCCTACAGCGTAAGCTGTTGTTGGTGTTGTTGATGACCAACTTATTCTACTAATTTGCCACGTTGGGCTATTCTGACTTGTGCCAGAGATTGCTAATCCACAGTAGTTGAAGAAGTTTACTATATCATTATCATTTAATCTAGCGTATACTGGAAGCCCTTGATAAGTTGTAGCTGATATTGTTGTTGCTATCAATGAATGGGTACCTAAGTTAACATCACTTGTTGCTCCGCTATATGGAACGTAATTGGTAAAATTAAGTACTGGTGCTGGTATTTGTACTCTTGATAAAGTAGCATCAGCAAGATATAAATCAATATGAGGAGCTGGGCCACCACCTGTTACCCTAGCATACACTTTGGTTACAAGTCTATCTGTTACATTAAGAGTGGTAGCTGTTATTGCTAAATCAGTTTCAACACCAGATTGTAAATTTCCAAGTGTTAATGTAAGATTTGATGCTCCCATCAACGTCTCAGTACCACCTGTTGTTCTCTTGTATAGCTCAAAGTATAACTCGGTATCTTTACCATTATTGGTATTAGCAGCGTGAATGTGAAGGTTAACTATACCACCTGGTATAAAGGTTAATCCTGGTTGTCCAGCGTCAGTAATAAACCCAGCAAGAAATTGATTATTAACTACGTTTAAATTAGTTATAGTTTCAAGTGCTTGAAATTGAACATCTGTCTTAGCTTGATAATATGTGCTGGTACCAGCCGATAAATTATTGAAGAAATAAGTAAGGGAAGTACCAACAGTTGGTACTTGCCAGCTGGCATTACCATTAGCATCAGATGTTAAAATACGGCCTAATTGTTGTCCACCATCGGTATAATTAAAGGCTGTGAATGCTGATATAGTTGCATCATAAGTAGAACCATCAGATTGAGCTACAGTAAGCGTATTTGGACTCCAAGTTACACCAGTAACAGTTGTTCCATTTGCTTCTAAATTCCAAACGGCAGCACCTACAGTATTGTCAGTACAAACGTAGCTTGTGCCATCATCTAATATCCAACGTGAGCCAACTTTAAATCTTTGAGATGAGTCAGAGTTAACATCTGGGGCTGTATTAAACTTGAATTGTGCAATACGTATTAAGCCGTTGTTATCGAATACATATTCACTACCAGCTTGCCAGTTAAGTTCAAAAGCAACAGAACAGATTTGGCTTATACCGCCTTGGCCACCAAAGTCATAATTACCTTCTTGAAGAGCACTACCATTGTTAAAAAAAATGATAGCATTATCATCCATTGTTCCACCAGATAGTGGAAGGTAGTTACCTAAGCTTGTTATTATAACTACTTCACCAGTAATTGGGTCACGACCCAATACATCACCAGCTGAAGAGTTTATATTTGAAATATTCAAGTAAGGAACATAAGTAGTATAATCAGTTGTACCAGATATATTTTGTCCACCTAATATAGTTGAATAGTTACCATCCAATGTGTTATTTACACCACCTAAGATAGCTGAATAAGTACCATTAGCTTTATTGGTATCACCATTTACAAATGAACCATATCCGTTTGCTTCTGAGTAAAAACCTTCAGCGTGTGATAATTCACCGTTAGCTTTAGTTCTAAAACCTTCAGCGTGGCTGATAAATCCATTTGCTTCAGTTTCTTTACCTTCAGCGTGAGATACGTCACCATTTGCTTGTGTATTTTGGCCCTCAGAATGTGAAGTAAATCCGCTGGCAATTGTGCTTGTACCTTCAGCGTGAGATGTTTGACCGATAGATTGTGAACCAACACCCTCAGAGTGAGAATAATCACCTAAAGCTTTTGTACTTGCTCCTTGAGCGTTAGATGATTGGCCTTTGGCTATTGTATTCTCACCTTCAGAATGTGAAAAACTACCTATAGCTAATGTAGTATTACCTTCAGCGTGACTACCATCACCGCTTGCTTTAGTATAATCACCTTCAGCGTGAGATGTATAACCATAATTTGGTTTAACTAATATGTATGCTGGTGGTTCAGATAAATAAAAACCAATATTAAAAGTAAGTATTGTAAGGTCATTTATACTATCATAAACTATATCTATTAAAGCATTACTGTAGTCTTGAGTATTATTAGCTGAATCAAGTGTTATAACTTTTTGTGTAAGTTCAAAAAAGCCAGTATAATCTCCATTTATAATTATTTCAGTTTCTTCTGTATTTAATGTTGATACTTCAATAAATTTACCAGCTATTGTTTCTTGCCCTTCAGCGTGACTAGCATAATTTGTAACTATACCACCTTCACCTTCTGAGTGTGAAGCAACAGAATAAACTATTGTAGAGATACCTTGAGCCACACTATAATCACCTAAAGCATCAGTTGCTGTATCAGTTATTTGTTTAACTGAATAGTTACCAGTACTACCAGAGGTCCAATAATCGGCACCAGTACCACCAGATATTGTTGAAAGGATATCATATATGTTTGTTATATCACCTTCAATATTAAGTATCGTTTGGCAATCTTGTAATGTTTGGCAAGTTAAATATGGACTTGCATAAGAAAAATCACAAGTTAATCCAGTAAGAACAAAGTTAGAACTAAATGGAATTGAACAATCATTGTTTTCTGTATCAACCTCAAGGTCAACATCCATATACCAACCAGCTGTAAAATCCATAAGGAAGTTATTAACTGGTATAGCTGTAGGGTTATTAAGAACATTAAGGTCGTTTTGGCCAAGGGCTAACCAGTTACGTAAGTCACGTTGAATAAGTAAAGTATCATTCAATACGTCAGCTTCGTTGCTTCTATCTTTTTGAAGAAGGTCAATAACATATATACGGAATGAGAATACGTTTATATTCTCTTCAAGGCTAACATCGTTAGGTATTGCATAAAGTATTGGGAATGTTTCATCAGCTGTGCTAAAGTTCGGCATTTGCTCAAAGAAGCTCATCTTAAATCTACGAAGAGATAAGTGAGCGTTAGCAAATTGACTTAGTGCTGATTTAATTTGATTATATGATTGCATTTATTTACGTTTATATTAAATTATTCTTTATGTGTTTTAGTTTATCAAAAACTGATACTAACAAATTCGTAATCCCAAACCTTAGACTTATAAATAAAAATCATTCTATAGGCCATTGCATCACTTATATCTGGGCTTCGACCTATTTGTTGTTTAACTTGTTGCTTATCGGTCATTCTTATTTTACCGTCTTGGTCAATCTTTTCTCGTTTAAGTATCTGTAACTCTTGAGTAAGTCTTGCTTCTTGGTCATCATTAAAATCAAATATTGATATGGTTCCGTCATTTATGAGGCTACCCAATTTAAAATATAATTGAGTTTTAAGGTTTTGATAATTCTCACCATCATAAGGTTTAGAGTTATTTACCATATTAATACTTCCAGATAACATATCGGCTAAGCCACCACCAACACCATCAGTATCAATAACTATTCTTTCATTTGGAATGTTAAATCTAGATTTTAATTCATTAATCTTTTTAAGTTGAATATCTAATGTTTGTTTTTCTAATTCGATTATTTCAACTATACTATAACCCTTCCAGATAAGTATACAAGTTTTATCTTTACCTAATCTCGCTACGTCTACTGATAGATAGTAGTCTTGGTTATCCGTTGATATGGATTGCCTATTAAACATCGCTACAATCGCATCATAATCAATAATAGATGTTGAATCGGAATATTCCCACTCACCATATAATAAACGTTTCTTAGATATCTCATCAAGCTTTTCAAGATTTGATATATAGTGTTTGCTTATATAGTTGTTATCTGTTACTTTAGCTTGAATAAAGGCCCTGTGAGGTTGAATCTTATTATCTCTATCAGCCTTGTAATAGTCATTATATATCCAACCCTTATTTGGATTGCAGCTCATAAACATCTTTGGAGTTATATTATATTCATCCAATTTATGACGTATACGACTCATTACTATATTCTTTGCTTTTTCACTTACTTGATTAGCCTCATCAATAAAGGCACCAGCAATCTCAATAGAACCCAACGAATCAAAGTTAGGGTCAGAAGGATACGTGAATAAATCCTTAAGTATTATTTCACTTCCATTTTCGAATCTAATAAAGTTAGATTGTTGATTATAAGTGAAATGTTCGTTTTCTTTTAAACCAAGACTTTTAGCAACTTCAAAAAATGTTTTAAGAGTTGATTGCTTTAAAGAGGTTAGCTTTGAACGACCCATCAACCATCTAGTCTCTTTGTATTTTAAACAGCTTATAATAAGGAATAAGCAACCTAAATAGCTTTTACCACCACCAGCTGCTCCTCCGTATACAAGTTCACTTATACCATTATTATAATCCAAAAGAATACGCATTGCATCTTTTTGTTTATTGGTAAGAGTGGGGTTAATAACTAATTTATTACTCATTATCTTTTGTTAGATTTAAATTTATGACGATTTGTTCGCCCTTGCTGGTAATATCTACCTTTTGTGGCTCATATAATCCAGTTAATTTATTAATCTCTCGCATATATTCCAAATATAACTTTGGCTCAGTTTCTTTTAAATCGCTGGCCATTGTTTCCAATTGTTGAAGATGCGTTGCCATCATCTCTTCCCTATCAACATTAACATTCTCTTTAATATAATCACGTAAATATTGTAAATAATAAAATGCCATTCTTTCTGAATAAGAGTGACGGTCACCCATTAAATATATTTTAATTTTATGTTCTGGCCATCCTCTATTGATTCTTAAGTCATATATCTCTTGCAGCACTGACATCGTAGATGGGCGCATTGTTAATTGAAGTGGATTCAACTTATTACGTCCACCATCCAATTCTCTCTTAGGTAATTTTTCTTGTTTCTTCATATTTTTCTAAAAATGCAATAATCTGCAATCTTCATTGCAAATTTTTTTAGTTATTAAGTGTTGATAATTCTTCTTTACCTTGGCCGTTGATAAAACCAAGCATTCTTTGATAAACTCTTTGACGGCAAGCACCACATCCTTTACCGTGTTCTTTGTTCTGAGGGAAGAAGTAGTTATTCAAGTTGAATAGCAGTGTCAATTGAGTGTTATCTGCTTTGTATTGACCTTGTAAAGCATTCATAAGACTTTGTAGGGCCTGTAGGTTTTGTATTCTCTCTGGTGTCATAATCGTTGTTTTATATTAAATTATTGTTATTCATATATCTGTTTACCACTTCACTCAATAAAGAGCCAATCGCTGCCAGTAATAAATTACCAGTTACAATAAGCGATACCCAGAACCCTAAACATAATGCACATTGAAGGAGTCGGGAGATGAAGCCAATAAATCCAGGAAATTCTGGTTGGTTTAAACGCAGAAAACCTACTAGTCTGTTAGTAGGTTCTGAATTGATAAATAAGTAGGTTAACGCTGCGCTACCTATAAGTTTAATTAATAATATATCCATTTTTTAGTTTTTCTTTTAAATCTTTAATTAGGAAGTAGCAAGTTGTTCTTGATAGCTTGATGAAGTTGGCTAGTTTTCCACTGGTGTCATATCCTTGATTGAATACTAGGTCGTAGAGTACCTTTTTATCGTAGTCCATTTGAGCTAGATTAACTTGTATTATATTAAGTTTGTTCTGGTATTCGTATTCTTTTTCTAGTATTTGTTCTTCATTAAATTCTGCATCAGCAAAATCTTGGTTATCTTTGATTGAATCAGTATGTGTTTTATCTAGATATTTCTTTTTGAATGCTGTTTTTTGCCAGATAATTTGTTTATTCATCCAATTTACCAGTATCCCTTCAACTTCACTTGGTGTTTTAGGTTGTATTCTATCGTCTTCTAATAGATACAGGCAAGCCTCTGATACTAATTCAGAGGCTAAATCCGTTCTTCCTTGCTTTTTAAGGATGTTATTAGCACATTCATAAATATATTTGTGTTTTATGCTAAAGTAATCATTTATTATTTGTTGCTTATCCATTAATTAATTGTTTTTTGATTGGTTGGGTGATAAGTAATTTATCATATTTTTTATTTAATGCTCTTAATTTTCTTAAGATTGTTTTGTTCAGGTTTAATTTTTCTTCTTCTGTCATTGGTTTTCTAAAGTTAAGTAATGTTATTTATATATAAATAGTAAGTTATTTTAAAAAACCTGGATAATTTGATAAATTCTTTTTAATTTTTTCCTGGATTCTTAATAATTGGTCGTGAACGGCTTGTCTGCTTATACCCAATTTCTTTGCTATTTGGTTTGTATTTAATTGTTCAACATCATTTAATCCGTAGTAATGGGTTACTATAAATTTATATCTTGGCTTTAATTCATCAACAATTTTGTTTATTATCTTTTTGGTAATGTCTTCTGATTCATAATCTTCGAAATTTACCACTTTATCTTCGATTTCCTGAGGTCTAACACTATAGTGAGTAATATCTGGCACATCAATGCTATAAGTGCTTATAGGGTCTTTAAAATAATCAAATACCGATTTATCAAAATCTTCTTGATGGTCATAAATATTAAAGTATTCATTTTCACTTAATTTATTGAAAGTTGATATTTGTCTTTTGATATGGTTTGGTATTCTTATTGTTTTATTACTATCAAAATATTCGAATATTTGTTTTTTGATATACCAGCTGCTATAAACAACAAATGAGTGATTGGTTGAGGTATCAAAGTTTTGTGCAGCATTCCAAAGACCTATAATTGCTTCTTGCATTAAGTCATCGTAGTTATTTACCTTACCATATTTGTTGGCCATCATTGCTGCGTAACGTAGATTACCGTTAACGACAGCATCATAATTACCTTGGTTTATATATTCAATGTTTTGTTCGTTGGTATTGATTGGTGCTTTACGCATATATTCTTTGTAGTCCATTAGTTATTTGGGAATAGGAATTTCATTATTGTTATTGCTTCTTCTTGTCTTTTAGTTATATCAGTGTTATATCTTATAATATGGCCATCTTTTGGTCTAAGTAAAGCACAAGATTTGCTTTTGGTGTAATTTGTTGTTTGAGAGTTGGATGGCATATCCATTGGTTTAAACTCTAATTCAACTTCATTTAGATTCCATATAACACATCCATCAAAGAAGAAATTGATATAGATTGGTTGAAGGTTATTTGCTTTCGCTTTGTCGGTTGAAGTGAGTCTTATTAACTCATTATACTTCTTTTCTTCGATAATATAATCTGGATACCCATCAATAAATTTATTTCTTACTTTTATTTCAGCTAGATTGTTGGTACCACCAGATACGTAAACCACATCCCAGCTATCATATCCTTCAATCTTGCTGATATGTGTGATTGTAAAGTCTTGAAACGAGTTAAGGTGAAGTATACATTGTCTTTCAGTTGTTGAAGCAGAGAAGAATTTGTATTCTTGATTGGTTATTTTTTGTACTTTCATTGTGTTGGTTTTAATATAAATACTTTAAAAAATGAAAAAAGACAAAAAAAGCTTGCATATATCAAAAATTTTTCGTTTTTTATAAGTTATAACTATTATTATTAATTATATATTATTATAAATTTGATTAATTAATATTTTATATGTATATTTGTATTTATAAAAACTAATATATGTCAACTAAGAAAAAAACAGATTGTGATAAAGCAATTCACAACAAACAAAAGATTGAAGGTTATCACACCGCATTCGGAGTAATGAATAGAAGCAAACAACGTAACAGTTATGTTTATACTGGTGCTTGGTGTACTCAACTCAACCAAGAAAATGACCTTAGACGTGATTACAGCCTTTTTAAGGTACGATTAAGGACCCAGACAAGGAAAGTATCATTTGAATTATTTGGTGAGCTTATAAACGATAATTTTACAATTATGTTAATTGAGTTTCCCGAACAACTTGATTATATGAAAAAATTGAGTGACGTGTTTGTTAACTTTGAGTGGGCTTTATTCTTCAAACAAGAGATTGATATAAAGGATAAAGAGATGATTGATAAACATAAATGCTTCTTGACTCAGATGATTGAGTTTATAAATCAAGATTCTTTGTTTGAGTTTAATCCGATTCAAGCAAGGAAGAGAAAATAATTTGATTGATAATCAATGAGTTATATAAAAGTGGGAGACTTCTCCCGTATTTCATTTGACCTTTTTTAAAAATGTGTTATATTTATAAATGTAATCAGCGATGATTGCCTTGGGTCCAGCTGGGTAGCTCCTAGCTGGTTCCTTTCCCAAGTAAAACAAATAAGGGTATAACACAATAATAAAGGAATAAACAAATGTTCAAAACAAAACAAAACAGGTTTTCTTACCTACCATCGACTTTAATAAATGATTTAAAGTCATTACCTCTAACAAAGGCTCAATTACATAACTCAATTAGATTCATTGAAGTTATTAGAAACAAATCATTTCGTAAATATGGTAATCATATATCATCAGTTGATATACCTTTTACTTACATAACAAAAGCTTTCAATAATCATTATAGAGAATGGTTATCTGTTTTAATAGAGAATAACATTATAACAGTTGATAATCATTATTCAACTTATAAAGGTATATGTAAATCTTATTCTATTAATAATTATTATTATAACAATACAACAAGTGGTATAATATCGTACCTGTCTCCCGTTTTTATTAAAGATGAGGAATATCAACTAATACGTGATATGGTATCTGAAGATTTAAAACAATTAAATATAGATTCAGATAAACTTTTTAAAGTTATCAATGAAAGAGTAAATTCATTATCTATTAGTGAATTTAAAACTAATGAAGACATAAGAGAAAATTCATTTGAATTAATAGCTTATAGTGAAAAAGGAATGTATAAATACTTTATGGCTAAAGATAAAGCTATAATAAGAGCAAGAGAGACCAACAAATCAATTATCCAAGATAAAATGAACTTCTACCTTATGAATGAAGATGAGTTCATTACAATGAAGAAAAAGGCTATTAAAATAGCATATGATGAATCAGTACTTAAATTATCTAAAGAATTTTGGTTAGCATCACGTAATGATAGAAATCGTAGACTTGATACTAACATAACAAACTTATGTTCTAATCTTACTGATATCATCTGTAAAGATAATGATTTAATTCAAATTGATTTATCTAATTCTCAATTTAGTATCTTAAGCCATATATTGGGTCAAATTGATGAACTTAAAGATAAGGCCGATTTTAAACGTTTTAAAGAACTTTGTATCTCTGGTGAACTCTATACCTATATTCAAGAAGAACTATCATTAGAGACAAGAAAAAAGGCCAAAACAGCAATGTTTGAATTATTATTCTCTCACCAAAACAATCGTACTACTGCTAAAGCTAAATTAAAGCTATTATTTCCTAATGTGGTAACTTGGATTGATGACTATAAAAAAGAAAATGGATATGAAGAATTTGCAGTTATGCTTCAAAAGTTTGAATCTGAGATGTTTATTGATAATATTTGGAAGAATATCAAAGAAGAAGGTTTCTTCTGTTTAACCAAACACGATTCATTAATTGTAAAAACGGGAGATGTCTCCCGCATTTTAGAGATTGCCAATGAATATTTCAACTCAATAAACTTCACTTGTAAATTAGTTTGTTCAAACGACTCAATTAAAAACGATTTAACGAAGGTTGAGCCAGTTATAGTATCAACTATCACCGAAGAGAAAAAAGTTGCTAAAATCGAAGCTGGTGCCCTTAAGAGAAGATTATTCAACGAAGGTATATCTGAATCTAACATATACTCTTTTTTAGGACTTATTGATGACACAACTACTGAAGACGAAATTGAGTACTTAATAAAACAATATAAAAATTAATTTGGTACTATCAAAAATAATTAGTATCTTTGTAAAATAAAACAATAAATGATGAAAGCAAAAAATTACAAACTAACATTCGGATTACATAAAGGTAAATCACTTCAATATATCCACAGAAATTTTCCAAAGTATTTTGATTGGTTACAATCAGATAGCTTTGAAGATATAAAAAACATTAAACCAATCATTGAAGAATACTTAAAAGACGCTGAAGATGTATCTGGTAAACTTGATAATGAATTTAATAAGATATTTACACGTTTAGATAAACTTGAAATAGAAATGGATAAAGCAAGAGCTGAAAAAAATAAAGAGCTTACTAAATATATAAGTGCTTTAATGTCAGCTGAAGTTAATCATAAAATTTATAAAATAGCTCACGATTTTAATTTAAGCTACGATTTGGTTACATCTAAAATGACTTTTTACGAAAAAGCTAGATATCAATTTTAAAAATAAATTTGCAAGTTTCAAAAATAATCCGTACCTTTGTACCATAACAATTTAAAAACCAATAAAAAAATGAAAAAAACAATCTTAACGGCTCTGGCCGCAATCGCAATCGCATTCTCTAGCAATGCACAAACTATCAATGATGTTCCAGTATCGGAACTTAATGTTCCTTATATTAGCATCTCTGTTAGACCAAAAATAATGAGTACCAAAGTTAATGTAACTTTAGACGCTGGCCAAGCTAGTAAAATATTTACAAACCAACAAGAGCTTAAAATAAAAGATAAAGATGGTAATGTAATTATTTTCAATTCAACTATTGATGCTGTAAATTTCTTAGCATATAATGGTTATAAAATAGTTTCAGCTTATGTTGAAGTAGTTGGTGAATCTAGTATAACATATATTATTATGGAAAAAAAATAACTTACCTTACATATATATCATCAGTACATTTGGCTCCTAAGTTTAGGGGCCATTTGTATTTTATACTAATTGACAATCAATCAATTACAATTTATTTTCGTCATACCTTGTACTTTTAAAGATAATGGAATATTTATTAGTATAGATAACAAACCATTAAAAATTAAAACCAATGGAAAATGAAGAACTACAACCAAAAGACATTAAAACATACTTGGATTCAATATGTGATGAACTAGCCGAGGAGCTATTCAAGCTTCAAAATAAATTATATGATGACGAATTGAATGAGAACTACGAAGAAGCTGCGGTTACCTTTCAAATGATTACGTTAACTCTAACGACAGCAGTACACGTGTACGCTACATTCTCTGACTTGAATAACGAAAAGGTAAGAGAAGAGTTTAATAAGATGAATAATAACATAAAAGAATATATACGTACACACAATGCAACCTACTAAAGAACAAATAACAATAATGCTGCTTCAACTATTTGAAGCGCAAACAATAAAAACAAATAAATAAAAACAAAATGAATTTAGAAATCGAATTAAAAGAACAACCGTTTACACTATTCCTAATGATTGAAGGTAACCTATTTAAAATAACCTTTAAAGGACCAATGAGTAAATCAATCCAATCACTTTACGTGATGGCCCAAGATAAAGAATCAAAGCTTAGAGGATGGGAATTTAAAGGTGCCAAGGTAACTAGCTTTACTGAAGGACCAATCTCAACAGATAATCAAGATGTACTTAAGACAATTAACTTTAGTGATATAATTCATTTTAAAAGAAAACTTTCTCAAGTAAGAGCTGTTGATTACATAACAACAGAATATTATTTAGGATATCAGTACGAAGAACTTGCATAATCCAAATATATTTCGTATATTTGTACTAATAATTAGCTTTTTTGATTGGTTTTTATTAAGCTGTTATGTTAAATAAATTGGGGCCCCGTAAGGCCCCTTTTTATTTTATAACTTTTTTGAAGTGTTCTAACCACTTTATACGTTCTTGGAGCCCATTGGTTCCACCATTAACCTTTTTTGATACGGCCATAACATCATCCTTATCAGCTATTACATTCAATTTAGCTTTATCCCAATACCAACCAGCACTTATTATTGAATAAGGTATTGTTTCAAGCAGTTGTGGGTTAGTCACAAAGTCTATACCTAAATCATTAGATAGTGATTGATAATTAGCTTTTCCAGTTATTTGGATAGCTCCTTTTCCACGGTATTTCCAACCATCACCAGAACTCTCTGGACCATTACCTAAACGATTAGCATATACTCTGTTGGCAATCTTCTCTGGTTGTCTTTGATATTGAAGAGCTTGTAGCTCTGTAAAATATTTACCAAACACTCTACGAAGACCTGTATTGCTATAATTAAGGTTTTCTTTGAATACGGTAAGGCCACCAGATTCAGTGTAAATTTGAGCAAGAAAATGCTGTATTCTAAGTGGTGTATTTATATTATATTTTGCTAAAACTTCGTTGATAGCTGCTAAAAGAGCTTCATCTTTTATATTTAATTGTTCTTGTGTAACATTCATAATAACTATTTAATTAATGGTTCATCAGCTGGTTTATCTTTATCAGCTGGTTTTAATACGTCATCACCTAATTGGTCCTCAATTAGTTTTTTTGCTTCACCACCACGTTTAACCAATGATACAAATTTATCCCAAATACTAAAGCCAGCAACAGCTGTAAAAGATTCATTGAAAGATAATATCTCAACACTAATCAAAACTGTTGTAACTATCTTGGTAAGCAATAATTCAATACCAGAAAATAAAGCAATAAACTCGTGAAGTAAAACCTTCTCAAGAAAGAAAAATAAAATGATTGTAAGTTGATATAAAAGCATTTTACTAATAAGTCTTGATAGCTTACGTGATGTTATCTTTTCTTTAAGCTTATAAGCCTTTATAACACCCATTACAGTGTCAGCTAATATAGCAAGTCCACACACAACAAGAAGTGGTGCCACAGGCAAGAAAAAGGCCCAAAGCATACCCAAAAATATTATTAGGTTTTGTTTGATGCTAGTAGTAAGTATAATTAATTCGTGTTGCATTAGATTTGGTTTTTTACTTGCATTCATAATTTTTAAAACATTTAAAGTGATTCATTTATTGATTAATGACATCCACAAGATGTTCCATAATAATAGTTATTGCAGCTTGTGCAATGTATTCCGCAACGTGTTGAAGGGAATGCTAAATCACAATCATAAGTTGTTTGATTGTTAGGTGATAAGTCAGTTGAATTATTGCTTGAATATTGAGGATAAAGATTACCATTATCACATAAATATTTGATAAGCCTTTCTTCGTAAAACTCTGCATTATTCTTTAATTCGTGACGTAGATAACGTAACTCTTCAAGGGTAACGCTATTACTAAAGTCACCATTTTGAGATTGCATACCTTTGTTGCTTATTTTATAGTTAAGGAAAGGTACAGTCATTTCAGCACATCTCCAAGCTAGAGCTGGTTTAATCTTTTCAACAAGAGTAATCTCAACTGATGTAAGTGTTTGTGCTGAATAAGCATTCCATAAATAAGTATAGAAATTGCTACCCAAGATATCTTGAGTCCACATATCTTGAGCTGCTGGTATTTGAGGTGCAATATCAGCTGGGTCAACCAATGCTGATATAGCTGTATTTGCTTTAAGGTATTGTTCTGAAATAAAATATATTGCCATAATAATTAAGCTGTTAGATTAGGTGTTATTGTGAATAAATCAACTGGTCTTAATTTAAAATCAACTGTGATTCCATTAAGTTGGAAGATTGTATTTATTATCTCTTCAATATCTTTTTGAGCTGGCTTAATAACAGAGTTATTTGCAATCTCGTAAGCAATTGGAAGTTCTTGACCAGAACCTAATGACCCTGGAGTTTTGAAACCCATCAATATTGGGCTGATACCGTGAGCATAAAGAATATTACGTTGAATAGCATCAGCAGTTACTTGGAATTGTTTATCAATGTTAGATACATTGATAGGTTCGATATCTGGTGCAGTTTCTTTACCATCACTGAAGAATACCATTGCACGGCCAGTGTTAGATGAACCAGCAAAGTTATCTTCAATACCTCTTAGAATCATATCACGTTCTTCTGGACTTCCAGGTTTTTTATAGAACTTCAATGCAAATGAAGGGTTAATTGAGTTGAAGATATTTGATTTATGATAGTTACCAATCTCAGCATCAAGCATAATCCAGTTACCAGCTGTTTGGTAAACTGGAGCTGAATAGAACTTGGTTATTGGTGTATCAAGTATGAAAGAATATACTTGTACTTTTTCTTTGGTATTCTCTTTATCGAAAGCTGGAAGCTTAACAATAGGATATCTACCAGTTTGGGTCCAATCAAAGCAGTAGTAAAAACTTGTAATTTTACCGAATTTATCGTGGTCACCTAAACGTATTGTATCACCACTGATAACTTCTCTTTTTATAATTTTTGTATTATCAGCATTCCAAGTAATCTTGATATAAACTGAACCATACATCCAATAGTTAAGAGATATCTTATCAAGGATTTTATTAAGACTTTTCTCACCATCAAATTGATTAAGGATTTGATTAGCTTCAATAAGGTCCATTCCTTTCAATTTAGTGGTATCAATAACGAAGCCATTACCTACTGTCATAATCTTTTTAAAGTTGATTAGAGATGCGTGTAAAGAGCTACCAGCATACATCTTTTTCAAGTATTCTGGATACATATTATCTTGACCGTAAAACATATAACCACGGCCAGAATATCTTTCGTTGATAATTGGTTGAGAATAGTTTTGATTTAGTTTAAAGCTCATTGCGTTTAGATTTGGGTCATCAAATTTAACTTCAAAGGCTTCTGTTTGCTTTGGTTTTGCACCAAAATTCATTCCTAGTATTTTCATATTTATTGATAGATTGATGGAATAGCGTTATCAGTACCATTAACAAAGACTTTACCTGTTTCTAATACGACACCAGTGGTTGCACTTATTGAAAGTGTTGTTCCAGTCGATTCGTATACGTTGTAACTCCAATAGCCGCTTGGTACTAAGTTTATTATTCCGTTATTATTGTCTGTGAAAGTTGTTCCTGTTTCGGTGATTTCAAATCTATTGTATCTACAACCGAATGTCGATAGGTCTGGGGCCGAGAATATAACTGTCTTATCTTGAATATCATTGAAGAACTCAAATATATAATTTGGGAACATCAATGAACTATTCTCCGTTAGAGTTAGTATCACAGTATTAAGGCTATCTTTATTTATTAGAATCATTTTAACTTTATTAATAAATTATTCTTTTAACGCTTCTGTTTAACAAAAAACCCCACTCGATTGAATGGGGTCTTTGTGAAAGAAAAATTATTATGGAATTATAATAATGCTGGGATTATTGTTGAGTCCACTTCAAACATTTGTTCTGGCTCTTCAGCAAGGAATGTAAGAGTGTATTTAGAACCGTCAGCTTTAGCAGTACCAGAACCATCACCTTGAGCAGTTAGGTTAGCACCGTTAGCACGACCTACGAACCAATAAAGGCCATTAGCATCTTTAACGATTATATTAAGGTTACGTTGACCAGCAGCGATAAGAGCTAAGCTATTACGTTTAGCAACTTCTCTACGTGGGATAGTTAAGTTTACAGTTTGATTGTAGAAAGTTGAACCATTAACCAAGTCAATAGCAGCTTCTTCTGTGTAATTTGCAGTATTTTTATTGAATTCATATTCAACAAAAGTAGAACCAGAGGTTACAGTTACACCAGTAATAGTACCAGCACCGTCATCAACGATAGCTGTTACAAATTCTGTTGGAATAACATAAAAGTGTGTAAGGCCACCGATATTGTTATCGCAACCTTTTAAAATTGAAGTAAGTGAAGTATTACAAGCCATTTTTTTATATGTTTATTTGTTTTTATTATTGTTTATAAAAAAGGCCGAGCGTTGGCTCAGCCCTTTTATTTAATTTTAATTATTGGTTATGATTATGAGTATAAAACTACTTCAGCACCGTAAAGGTAATCAACACCGAATTTGAATTCACCTACCACACGGATAGTTGGTTCACCAGTTACACCTTTTTGAGGAAGGATAAGTAATTCTTCGAAATCACTTACTAAGTCAGTTAAAAGTAACAAGTTAGATTTTTGAGCAGCAACCATTCTGTTTGAAGGAAGACCTTGAGCAGCAATCAATTCAACACCTAAGAAAGTCAATTCAGCATCTTTAGTGTAGTAAGCTTCAGAAGAAGCAGCAGCAACAGCAGCTTTGTAAGCTCTAGCAATGTTAGTTGATACGTAGATAGCAACGTCTGATTTTTCAATTACAGCATCTGGAATCGCATCGTAAACTCTTTGTATTTGAGCGATAACGTTAGAAGTAGTAATAGTTGTAGCAGTTACATCAATAACGTCAGCATCAGCAGTCATTATTTCAATAAGACCTTGGCAAATGTTAAGAGGATAAGTACCACCAGTTAAAACACCAGCCCAAGTAGCTTTTTCTAAGTCAGCAGATACTTGTTTACCAACTCTGTCAATCATATAGTTAACAAAGTCAGCTGGAGCAACTTCTGAGTTAAGAGAACCAGCTCTCATTCTTTCTGACAAGTAGTCAGTTTCGAAAGTACGTTGGCAAAGTTCCAAGTTAATTTTCTTTGCACATACGTCAAATTCTTTTTGTGAAAGAGTACCTTCACCAGCGTTAGAGAATGTACAGTCAGCATCTTGAACAAGGCTACCCAAGTCATATTTTGCTAATTTGATTTTGCTTTTTACGTTAGAAACTAAACGGAAGGTTTCTTTTGAACCACCTTCAATTATAGCTGCGCTATAGAAAGCTGCATCATTTTTACCAGCATAAACTGTATTATCAGTTAAATCGAACATTAATTTTTTCATATTCTTTTGTTTATTTGTTTTTAATTTATTATCTTTATTGATAAATTATTATTTTTGTTTTTTTGTTTAATTTACTTTTTTAATTGGTTAACCATTGCTAAGACAGTTTGTGTTTTTGAAAGTTTTGTTTCTTTCATATCCATAACCTCATCTTCAATTTCAGCAGTTTCAATCATTGTTTTCAATTCAGCTATCATTGAATATAGTTCATCAAATTTAGGTTGAACCAATTCCATTACTTTAGCTTCATCAATAGCTGGAACAGCTTCAGCAACTGGTTCAATAACTACTTCTTCAGCAGCTTCTACTTCAATTTCTGGAGTTACTTCAGTCATTGCTTCTTCTTTAGATTTTACTTCAGTAATTTTACCATCTACAGTTGCTATTACAGTACCATCAGCTAATTCGTGTTCTCCATCAAATACTGGAACCTTATCTAAGTTTTCATCTATAACGTAAACTTCAGCACCAACTTCAATTGAAGAAGCATAAACAGTTGTACCATCAGCTAACTTAGCTTCAGCAAATTTTAATTTGTTTGTCATTTCTTCTTGTTTTTGTATTTTATTATTATTTAATTTTAATCCGAAAAGTCCTTCAACACTAAATCCAAATTTAGAATTGGTTTTAACTTCGGTATTCCAAAATTCTGTATCATCAATCTTAACCTCACAAAACCAAGTGCCTTCTGGAAGACTAAACCCATACGAATTAGATTTGTCATTTGAAGAATCTGTTATAATCCAGTTTGAGAAGATATAGGCACTTGGTACAACACTAGAATGGTCAACATTAACCTTGAACTCTTTAGGGGTTTTATTGAATTTAGCAACCAATTTTTCAATTGTATTTGCATCAAAAACTACGTAAAATTGACCTAAATCTGGGTCTTCTCTATATATTAATTTATCTGGTATAAGTGCTGGGCCAGCGATTATTTGCTTGTCAGCGTTGAACTTGAATGTAAATAAGTCTTCAATAGACGAAAATGCAAGTCCTTTCATTTGTATGGCTGGGTCAGCTACCAAAGATACGTAATCTAAACCACCTTCTTCGAAGATGTCATCAATACTTATTTTATATATAGGTAATTCGTTCATTTTATTAATAAATTATATTTTCTTTGTTATTGTTTAAAATTCGATATTCAATTCACGAACCATACTCAATACATTTAACGCTTGAATTAATGGCATACCTGTTACCTCATTTAATCTTGATGGGTCATTCTTGGCCAGCTTTAATAATAAAGCATCCCATCCCCACTTCCTTATTGCCTTGCCATCATTATTTGCTTTCGTTTTTTCTAACTTTGACTTGAATGATTCTGATTCATCTATATCCAACTCTTCTGGGTCTTGGTTATCAAATAAACCTTGGTATGTATCAAATATATTGCTTCTAAACGTCATATAATTTGTTATAACACCATATACATCATTCACACAGATATCTTCAAATAAAGGGGCTCTGTGATATATCCAGTTACCATAAGGTTCAAACTCATCAAGTTTAAATGGTGAGTTATATATTGTTTTTTGTCTGTATAAGATAGCTAGTATAACACTAAGATTATTTGAGTAACCATTGGTTATAAAATGTTCCAAGTCAATAAATTCACCAATTGTTAATTGGTTTAAATCCATCAAATAAAGGTCCGTATCTTTAATGCTAAGTTTGATTGAAGGTTGTTTGGTTGGTAACCTATATACAAAATTTAGATTAGCTATATGTTGTTTAAAAACATCATAATCAAGGTCTTCAATAGATTCAACAGATTGATTGCTGAGGATACTAAGGATTTGGATATAATAGTCATCTTGTGATTCAAATTCTTTTAGGTTCAATGAAAATAGCTCGGTAAATTGAGCAACATTTATTGTTAACCAATTATTCGGAAACTTCATTTTTAGCAATTAAATTAATTGAAAGCGAATTAAGATAAGGGCTTAACGTATCAATAGTTATTTCTTTATCAAATAATTCTGCTCTTTCTTGTATTCCTTCAGTAGAGTAATCTTTTATAACATTACCATCAACAACTGGTTTAAAAATAATAGCAGCAATATATTTTAAGTAATCATCAAGATTTTCATTCACATATTTATTAACCAAATATACTTCTTTAACCTTAGCTTTATATTTATTATCTTGAATATCTGAAATAAAAACCTTATCATTAATTTTTATTTCATTTTTAAAATCGGTTGAAAATGAATCAAATTCTAATTTGTTAATTTGACTTGATAATTCTTTAAATTCATCAAGTTCTAATTCTTCAACCTCATCAATTGTTTTTTCAGTGAATAATGATAGTAAATGAATTTGTCTTTCAAATTCAAATTCAAAGCTATTAACATAAATGTTAAGTAATTTTTGAAATTTGTTAATAGTAAATTTTTTTAAATCTTTTTCCATAATATCTTTTTTAATAAAATTATTCCTATTTAAGATTTGTTTTTAAATAAAATGGGCCCTAATTAGGACCCAAATTATTAACCTATCTCGGCTACCAAAGATACAACCCTATTTTGTGTATTGGTTATATCACTTTCAAGAACATAAACACGTTGAGCACCTACACCAGTATTATCTACAGCACCAGCTTGATTAGATGAACCACCAGTACCGAATAAAGCAAATGATGAAGGAGTTGCTTGGTTAGGAATTGATGGGGTTGAAATACTACCACCGCCACCAGAAGCTGCTGATGTAAATGAACTATCATCAAATTTTTGTGAAGCAATCTTAGCTACGTTAGCGGCTGTACTTATACCAATAGCAACAGCGTTAGCAACTCTAACAGCTTGAGCAATAGGTTCTGGTAAAAGGGATTTAGCTGTCAAAGCATTAACCACACCAAATATACCTTGAGTAATGGTTGAAGATATGCTAATAGCTTTATTAATACCAAAAGCTACTTTAGCTTGTTTCTTTTGTCTTTCTAAATCTTTACTACCATTTGCAGCGGCAATAGTATAATATAAATCATTTAATCCAGCTAAAGCGTTGAATGATTGTTGAGCTATTTGTTCTCTAGCATCAAATTCTCTTTGACTAGCCTCTTCTGCTTCAAATCTAGTTCTAGATGATTCATCATCAGCTAATTTTTGAGCTTCACGTCTTTTATTAATCTCATCAATAAGTTTTTTAGTCTTCTCGTCTTCAATCTTAAACTCTTCATCTCTAGCTAATCTACTTAAAGCTATACCATCAAGTTCTGCTTTATTAAACGCTTGTTGCCTTTTAAGTATTTCGTCACCTAGTTTATTAGTGGTGTCTTTTTCTTTTTCTAATAACTCCTTCGCTAATTTATCAGCTAAATCTTTTGCGTCTTTAGCAGCCTTTGCGTTTCTATCGCTTATTGCGTTAGCTTGATTAATTAATAAAGTATTACGGTTGGTTGAAATATTATCAAGTTCAATTTGACCTTTAACAAGTTGAGCATCTAAAATTATTTGTTTAGATTTTAAATCAGTAAGTCTTTTTCCTTCATCTTCATCTAATTTTGCTTTTGCTTCTAATCTATTTATTTCGGCAATTTGTAATACAGCTAAAGCAACGTTAGCATCAAAATCTGACTTTAATTTTTTAGCATTGTAATCAAAAATTGCTGTCTCTATTTTATTTTGGTCCTCAAGAGATGCACCTCTTGCTTTAAGCAAGTTTAAGTTTGCAGTTAAAAATGAATTACCAGAATCATATAATAAGTTTAATGCTTCTAATTTTGTTTTAGTATTATCAATACTTGTATTAAATTTGTCTTGGGCCAAGGCAGCATCATCAACACCAGAACTAAAACCATCTAATGCTGTAACAGCTAGACCTATACCAACAACTAATAAACCAATACCAGTAGCAGCAATTGCAATCTTCAACGCATTCATTGAAAGTGTAACACCACCAGTAGCAACAGCAAATGCTGTTTGTGCAGCGGTAGCTAAAAATGTAATACCTTCATTTACTTTTGTTACTAAATTTAATGCTTTAAATGCATTTACAGAGTCTCTGATGATATCTGGGGCCTCCGCTAATGACTTAAGACCAGAGGTCAAAGCAACAGCAGCATTTAACTTAACAAGAGTTTTTTCTAAGTCTTTTGATTCGTTACCAAATAAAACGGCAGCTCCTTGTACGGTACTAAAAGCACCAGCACCAACACTAGCTAAGTTTGTAAGACCTCTAGCAGCATTTTCAACAGCTGAACCAGTGTTAGCTCTAATATTATCATTAACACGACTTATTTTATCATTAAGTTCACCAGCCTTTTGAGTGATTTTAGCGAAAGCTTCACTACCTTCACCAGCTTCTAAAGCAGCAGATTTAAGGTCCTTAAGAGCTGTTTTAAGGTCACGTACATTAGTAGCAGCATCAGCTGTATTGAAAAGTATATCTAATTGTATGGTTTTTTCTGCCATTGTTTCTTGTTTATATTAAATTATATTAATTGGATATTAGTTTCTTAAACTTTATTTATTAACAATAGTATCAGTAACGTCAGCAGTTAAAGTTCCACTTATATAACCATTATTGATATTATTAGATATATTCCAAGGACCACCTGTACCAGTATTATTAGATATATATCCACCATTTGAATTATATGATATTAAATTTATATTACTATCATTACCATTAATACTTCCATTATTAGAGTTATGAGTAATCTCATCAATATTTGTATTACTATTAATATTACCTAAATTTGAATTATGTCCAATAGTTGGACAGGTATTAGAATCTATATATCCATTATTAGAATTAAATTGTATATTTATAGAAGAAGATATTTCACCATTATTTGAATTATATCTTATAGGCCCTTGATTACTACCAATACCGCCAGAATTTGTATTAAATTCAATACTTTCACCAGTAGATAAACTAATATTATTATTAATTTGTCCATCATTACCATTATATTGAATATAACCACCATCAAATTCATTAGTATTAATAGCACTATTATTATAGTTTTGTCTAATATATAAACTACTACCTCCAGTATTTTCGTTATAAGAAATACTACCTTTATTGGTATTATAATAAATTTCAAAAAAGTTTTGATAAGTTTGACCATTATTTGAAATTTCACCATTATTTTTATTACCAAAAATACTAACTTCTACATTATAATATATAGAATAATCACCAAGTTTATTACCTGTAATTACTCCACCTGAAATAATTCTATTAGAATAGATTGAAAAACATTCGTTTGAATTTAATGCAGCAACTCTATTATTATAAAATCCAGCAGAACATTTATTTTCATAAAAAGGATTTCCTAATGTACCAAAATTCCAATCAGAAACTTCACATCTATTAATATTACCTAAAATTAATTGATGTGTTATAAAATCTAAACCAACTTCATTACCATTCCCATCCCATTGTCTTTCAACCCAATCATTAATTACATCATATTGGCAAGTCATTTCTATCTCAGTATATTCATTATTTGAAAAAGAATCCTTATCAATTCTATTCCATTCAGAATCAAGAGTAAAATCATCAGTAGCAGCTCCTACTAATCCATTGACATTACTCCATACTAAACCACCCCATATAACTAAATCACCTATTGATGGTGTTAATGATGAGTCCCAAATACCTAACCAGTTATTTCCGTAACCATCAGTTATTGTTTGATAAGTTGATGGTGCCAAGAATAATACAATACCAATTTTTTCTAACTGATTAGTTGAAATAGCCTGTAAAAATAAACCATTATTTTTCCAAGTTGTTTCTTCCGTATCAATCTTATATAAAGCTCCTACCTGTAATAAATTACCTGGAATTAATATAGTAGTTAAATCAGTCCAAGTTACTTCAAAATAAGCAACTGATGAACTACCAGATGATGTATAAGTTTGATTTGAACCAGTTATAGTTATACCATTAGCATTCAAAACGACAACGTTAGTTACATCAGAAGCTATAGTTACGTTATTACTATTTATCAACGTGGCACCACTTACAAAGTTACCAACATTATTATTGCTTGAATTATATAAGCCAATATTGCCAGTGTTATAACCAAGTGTATTTCCACTACCGAATATATTTATATTTTCAGTTGAAGATGATAAGGTATTTAAATTGCCTTGTATTGATACATTATTTGCTGGGCCAGCGATTGTATTACCGTAGCCGTGAACGAATAAATCAGAGCCGCTAATAGAGTTTAAATCACCAACAATCTCACCATTGATAACAGCAGTGTTATTACTATTACCAGCAATACGCATTCTAACAGTTCCATCAGATAAAGTATTATCTTGACCACCCAATATATCAGTACCATTAACAGAACCAATTGTATTATCTAATTTAACAGTACCTAATGATATTTCGTTATTAATAATATTTGTAAAACCACCAATCGTTTCAATATCTGTTTGAGTAGGAGAGAATTTAAGCCCCTCATCAACATTAATCAATTCAACAGTAGTTAAACTACCATCAATATTTGCATTATAATCAACTATCTTATTTAAGAACCAATAAGTATCGTGGATAAAGATTCTATCTCTAAAATCAATATTATTGATATCATACTCATTCAAGTTGAATTTAGCTGTTAATAATTTACCAGACTCAATTTGAGAAATTTGTCTTTTATAATATTTGTTATATAAGTTGTTATTAGTTATATAATTCCAATCATTATACATTTCATAATCATTGGTACCAAAATCAATATCTATTGAAGGTATATATGGATTATCAAAGTGACCAGCATAAGGATATTTAGTAAAATTTGTAAAAAATCCACTAATATTTGTAAATGTTCCACCACTACCAGCTAAAATCCAATTTCCATCAATCCAACCACCATTATAAAGTATTCTAATATTATTTTTAGGTGATTTTCTATCAATAGCTGGAACTATATTATTTGAAATATTTTTAACCGATGGTGTTGGGCTAAATATAGGTTCAATCTTTTTAACATCTTGAACGAATTCATTTTGGAAGGTATAAAGTTGTTGACCAAATATTTCACCAGTACTTGCTAGATAACCATCATTATATAAGTCTTTATCACCTTTATAAGATAATAAAATACGTTTGTTTGTTACATCTGGAAGAAATTGAAGCTTTTGTTCTGAAAGCATATCAATCTTTTTAGTCCAATCAAGAGTTTTACCACTATCGTAGAACTCATCTCTTGTTTGAATAATAAGATTTGTTTCATCATCTGGATTAGGTGTTATATAAAGATTAAACATCTTTATAATAGAAGCTATAAAATCCTTTTGTTTAATTTGAGTAGGAATAAATTGATTCATTTGAACAATCATTCCTTCGTTAAGTGTTGAATCTGGTGTATTATAAAAATAATTATTAACATCATTTGGTTCATCAAAACCAAACTCAACTTGAAGTATAGGCCAATTAGCTTGTGGTATTGTATTACCACTTAAGTCTAACCAAGTTACAGCATTAGCCCAATAATTAGCTTCAACTCTTTCTTGTATTTGAGTACCATTAAAAACTTGTGTTATAAATGAATTTGTAGTATAACCTGTTTCAAGTATATTTGTACCAGCAGATAAAGATAAAGAAGTATATGCTTGTGAATAAAATAATGGGTCTGATATTGGTGCAAATTGTCCATCTATATAACCTCTGTGATATAAGTCTAATCTAATAGCCCCTAAACCAGTTTGAGTCATTGCTGTTGAAGCAGATAAAGTAATTTTATAAGTAAAAGCTCTTGTAAATTGGTCTTGACCAATAAAATTACTAGTATATATACCAGTAGTAGGGTCATAATTATTATTTAAATCAAAATTTGAACCAGTTGTATCATTATTAAATAATGGATTTAAAAAATTAATACCTACGCCTAAATTAACATCAGAAGTTGTTGAAGCTGATATACCAGCTCTGAATGTGTTACCACTCAAATCAACCTTTGGAATATCACCATTATATGGAATAATTAATTTATCAAAACCTGTTTCTGTCATTCCAGTCCAAGTGTATGAATAACCAGCGTAGTAGAATATTCTATCCCAATAAGCTTTAGCATAAATTGAAGGGGTAAAATCGGTTAAAACATAAACACCACTTTGTCTATTAGGTAAAAAATAAGTATAAACATCATCAGATGTATAAGCTGAAGTAGCTGTTACTGATGATAATGTGTATTGATGGTCATAAAAACTAAAATCAATATCTTGAAGACGTTTCTCTTGAAGGCTAGTATAAAAATCACCAGTGTTATCCTTAACCGCAACCTCATAACTTTTAATTTGGTCTGGGTTTAAAGCTGTTGGTGAATTTTTAACAACATTCAATAATTGTAAATAACCATTGAATACTGGTACCCCATTTTGAAGTATTGTACATTCAGTCTTTATATTTTGGTTGAATGATGCATCATATATATTAACATTAAATAATTGGCCAAGAAGAATGTTATTGTTTTTTGTTCCTGGTAATTTAATGGTCTTTGAATATCCACCTTGTCTCTTGCTTATATCTTGAATCTCAGCAACACTAAAATTTAATGGTACACTTACGTTCTCATCAATATCTAGATATCCTAAGTTACCTAATTGTATTTTTGTTATAAAGCTCATATTAATATATTGTATTGATTGAATCGTTATTAGAATATTCTATAACCATTCTATAGGCTAAATTCTTTTTGTTATTCTTTGTTAATAACTGTATTGTATTTGTTCTTACAAGAACTGGCCAGAATTGACCTTTCTCCTTGATAAATACCGCTGGGCTTGTATATAGCTCTTTCAAGAAAGCTGCGTCAGCCTCACTTAACCAATTAGATTGTATTTCTAATTGTTGAACTTCATTTATATTCAATGGTGTGTTACCAAACTCTGTTGATTGATAGTTCCAAGATGAACCATTTAAATCACCTACAATGCGTTTAAATTCACTTCGGTTAATGTTGATACTTCTGATTGAATTAAGTTCAAAATTGGCTGGTATAAATGAGCCTAATCGGTCCATAAATAACAATTCAATATTGGTAAATTTGAAACAATCTGAATTTATATTGAAAGTTTTAATTTCTGATATTCTTAAATCAGTACCCAATACATTCACATATAAATAAACTGTATAACTTGCAACATTAGCACCAAATATTGATGATGAACCAGATATAACTGTTCCTGATGGACTGAAGTTTAATAAATCATTAGGCCCACAAGCAACTTGTTCCATTGGTTTAGTAGCACCTGTTAATAGATTATTGAAGTTATACATTCCTAAACCATTACCATTTGCGTCAAACGTATTAACATACATACCTAATGGTCTTGTACCACCACTTGTTATATTATAATGAATCCACATATTATTTTCTATTTTAACAGAATATTCATTTGGAACACTCGTTACAAATTTACGTGAATTTGGACTTACTGTATTAAGTGTATAACCACTTTGTTGATAAGTTGGAAAATCTTGATGACTTACAGCTCCGTTAAAAGCTGTATTAGCTGTACTAATTACATTATATAAAAAGACTGTTTTGGCGTAATCAGAAAATACTACAGTACCAGCATTGGTACCACTAAACCACGGGATATTGGTCTCAAATGAATAATCATTCAACACATCTGTGACAGTACCAACTAAACCATTATAATCAACTGAAGAAGCTGATATAACGATTGAATCCCCACTAACAAAATAGTGAGGAGTTGTAGAACCTGTATTAATAAATGTTGTAAAACCAGCTGTTGAACCTGTAAGTGTAAATAAGGTATCATCAAATGGCCAGAAATAAATAAATTCCTCACCAAATCTAACATCATAATTTACATAATCATTAAAACATTGATTAAATGAATGAGCATTTTGGTCAAGAGTATAAGTAGTTTGAGTTGAAAGTATTTGGTTAACATCAACTACACCGTAGCCATCATTAGGTCTAGGGAATAGTTTATAACGAGATAATCTATCGTTTGTACCAGCTGAAAAGACATCAGCTATATATTTAAAACCTTCCTCACCTTTATTGCTTGAATCAATATAAAAATATATTGGATTATATACGGGCGTGAAATCTTGTGGTTGTGCTATAATTGAATAAGCCATAATTTAATGTTTATAATAAATTATGCTTAACATACTTTTGTTTTTAACTTTTGGTTAACTCATCTTGTATTTCTTGAGCCAGAGCTTTAGCTAATAAGTCTTGTACTTGTTTGAATTGAGATGATTTGATTACGTTGTTGATTATATTGTAATCCTTATTCAAATATTCGAAATAATCTAGAGATGTCATTGTTAGTTTATATCCTTTCGAATCTTTCTTTGCAGTAAACTTTATTGAGTTTAATAGTTTACCAGTATCAACTAAACGCTGCCTTTTAAGCTCAGCTTGAACAAGTTGAGTCATTATCATTGCCGCTTGGCTTAAATCTGATTGAATATTAGTTGCCATTATCTATTTCTTTTAATTTACGTTGGGCCCAAGCAATACCTTCATCACCACCCCAAGCTTGCCACATTAAACGACCACAGCCTTCACCTAAAGCTCTATCAGAACTTTGTCTGTGTCTTTCAAATGAAGCCATTCTTGCTATTGTATCTCTTGAGATTGGTTCTCTTTTTGCTAGTTGATTAGCTCTTGCTTTACCAACTGGTGTACCACAATCTCCCCAACCATTTTCTTTAGCCCAATCTAAAGCTTGCTGAGCGTTGTCGGAAGCAGCTTGTGGATAGTCTGTATAGCTTTCAGCAAATGAAGCGTTTATAGCCCTTCCCTGTGCGTTAGCTTTTGATTTAGCAATTGATAATGATTGTGAATTATCACAAGTATAATAATAATGTTTACCTTCTTGTCCCCAAGCAGCATAACAACCTTCTTTATCTTTTCCTAATCTAACTGGCATTTTGTTTATATTTATTCCATCTTTTATTTCCAAATAATCTTATTACTAACCAGAATAACCAAGCTTGCCATTTAGGTGTTGATTGGTTGATTAGTATTCTTCTAAATTCTGCGTCAGCAAAAGTTCTACTTGTTACCACATCTTCTGTCATATATAAGTAATCGTGTACTATAGCTCCACGTCTATATTTCTTTAAGTGAGGTGGAAATAAACGCCAAAAGAACCTTGGAATAGTTGCAAAGTCAGTTTCCATTCCTTTTGGTATTATGATTATCTTTTTATTACTTAGTTGATATTGAATATCTTTATGAATAAAAAAACAATCATCTTTATCTCCATCCTCATATATAAATTTATCATTCATTAGATTTGAGGATAAGCAGCCACTAAAGCCCCCATATCTGATAAAAGTTGAGCTCTTGTTATGATTGTTGTACCTGTGGTATTATCTACTGGTACGCCAAATGCAACACTATTAGGATTTGGTACATAACAAGTCCCACTTAATGCACCACCAGCATAACTTACGCCATATCTAACATCACTAGCTAGTGGCATTGTACCACCACTGAATGCATTAGCTGTATACATAAGTCTATTTCCGCTACCAGTTTGAAATGTCCAAGTTTGTTCAGTTGTTGGTGAAATACGCATTTTAAACGCATTTACTGCCATATAATCTGATGTATTAGTTAGGTTACCATTAACTGTTACAAGTGAACCAACAACGTTGCCTAATATTCCATTAGCTGCTGAACTTGCAGTTACGTTGCCATTAATAATAAATGTTGAATTGGTGGTGTTATTACTAATAGCGGCAACTGTACCAGCATTCACATTACCTGTTACCGTTACTGTACCAGAACCACCATTAAATGTTATTGCGTTATTAGCGGCACCAGTCACATTACCTGTCACATTAATAATTGATGCTGCTTGCATTAGAATACCAGCGTTTGAACCAGCAGTCACATTACCCGTTATATTTACTGTATAATTTGCTGCTGTTTGATTAATTACACCTAAAGTAGTACTAGCACCGCCTAATATATTACCAACTATATTAAGTGTACCATTGGCCGCTGGGGTGTTGATAAACCAATGTCGATAGAAACCAATAGCTATATTATATGTACCAACCCAATTTATAGTTGCTTCTCTCTCTTTCCACAGATCGGAAGAG